CGGGGTTTACTTGAACAAGTTCAAGTAAACGCAGGTATTCCACCTGCGCCAGTTAAACCACCCTGCAAGAGGGTGGGTCTCCGGTATATTATCCCAACCAGGGGTAACACACCGCTTTGTCCGATAGAACGGTCGCTCCTGTCGAGGAGTAATCGCCATATCGGTAACCGATCGCTGCAAAAAACAAATATGTAACCCCGAAGGGTTAAATATCCGCAGCTTTAGACGACGAGGAATAGTAAGAGCTGACTCGCCAATGCGGAGACGTGGGGGTTGAGCCGGTTTCCACGCAGGGTATTGTATACTCTGCGTGTCCGGGTCAACTTTCTGTCGACGCATCATGGCAAAGGGCACTCGTATGCCTGCATCATCCGACTCATGACAAGGGACAGGTAGGTATCTTACAAATTTTAGTAAGTACTGTACGGTCCGTGGCAGGAGAAGACCTGTTCTTGTTGAGAACAGGTTAAGCTGGTTGATTGCAGCGTATAAGTCCTGAGGCTTTTCCAGGGTGTCTATATAGACCCCACGGAGGTTTCTACCATCATAGTAGTCACCGCCACAAGATTCACGGAATGGACCTTCTACAAAGGTCTTAGCTGTGTTGATCTGGAAGCCGAGTAAGCGCAGGAGACGTAGCACGAACCTACCTATAACAGTAGGCACGACTATATCATCTCCGTTGACTCCCCAGTTCCCAAATTCACGTCCTCTAGGGTTCACGGATGCCAATCCATAAACACTAAAAGCAGCATTAACAATCGCAGAGAATAGTATGGTCTGGAGAGGGAATGTAAAACCATTTCCCATAGTCGAGATCATATGTAGCTCTACGCGCCTCCCCTCCGGGAGTATCGAGTGAGTGGACCTAAGGCGGTGCAACCATCGATTCATTTCGACTGGAAGCACTACCTGCAGCATACTCATCGATATAGAGTCAGAAGCTGAGGACAGGTCAATCGTTGAGAACGACCCATCCACAGAACCTCGTCTAGCGAGCTCTCTATTCTTGAACTGTTGACTTGTAAGGTCTATACCCCAAAAGTCTTTCAGCCGAGAAGTAAGTATTTCGCCAAAACCACGCTGGAAAAACATCCCCAGCGTAGTCTCAACGCATATACTCCGAGAGATATTGTCATTCTTCGGGACAAAGTCGAGACGGTTGTCTTGCGTTATAAGGGGTGCGCCGTAGTTGGCGAATCTGATTGACTCAGCATTTGCCCACTCCGGGAATCCTCGTATATAACGTCTGTAACAATCGTACAGATAGCTTGACGGACAACTCAAGGAAGAAGAAAACAACTTCGAATAGAAGTCGGTTCCGGTCCCCTTAATCGATGATCCACTCCCAAGACGACCTTCGTTCAGAAGATCGTTAGGGTGGTCCACCAACGAATGCCCCTCTTTGAACCAGAAGTTATAGAGGTTCTTACGAACCTCACCAACCAACAGTTCATCAAGGGAAGATTCGAGATGTAGTTCCCAGTCCTTGCAGTCTTTATTAACCTGCTCGAACTTTAATAGAGCGGCAGCCTTCGTCTCAGCGGTCATACCTTGCTGAAGTTTCTTCAACAAGGCAGATCTAACTGACACGCCGGCCGCTTCTCGAAAGGAACATCCCGGCCAGAAAGAACCGTTCGCTGCCTCGTAAGAGGCATTGAACGTAGGTCCGATCTGGTCAGAGAGGTCAAGCAACAAGTGCTTGTAAAGAGCATGAGGGACAACGCCCATAAGATACCCCACAAACAAAACAGAGTACATTTCATAGCCACTAGCCGAATCGGTAGCTTGGGACCTTCTAAACGGTCTTCATTAGTCGATTCAGCAGGCGGGCCAAAATGGTGACGAGAATGTTTTTAATCATCCTCCTCACCTCTCCCTTCTCGACGCGAATCTGAGGGCTAAACACCCCAGACACCCGCGACGAGAGAGTCTCCATAGTCCGCAGACTCCTCTGAGAGGAGCCCGAGGGCAAAGGAGAGCATCGCTCGGATGTTGATCGAATCGTTCGTCTCCGATCCAGCTGGAAGTTCCGCAATAACGCGGAAGTTTCCAACCTTGATCGTGCCGGCCGTATCGATCTTCAGACCTTTGCGGAAGAGGAACTCTGTCTTGTTTAGCGGCACGTTGCCGTAGGAACCGGTCACTGGATTCGCAGCGGGAAGGGTTTTGTAAGCCCTGTCCTTACGAATTAGAACAGTGAACGGATCTCCGGCACCGGACGCTCTCACGTTAGTTTGCGTACCTCCCAAAGAGGTCACAGCATATTGGCGTGAGGAGGGATCGGGGGTGAAGTCGGCGACGTAAGTATACGTCGGCGTCGTCAACCCTGTTTGGGCGCTCCCAGTTGCAGTACCATCAGGTGACCACATAATCGATCTCTCCAACAATAAAAAGAAGAACAGAAGGCCCCGTTAGGGGTTGATGTGTTTACGCGTAGAAGCTAGGGAAGTCGCTAATGCAGCCATGTTCAACCATTTGGTCGAAGAAAACCCCGGAACCTGTAACTCCAATGAAGGATATACAGCATCCGAGGTAGGCGATCTAGTGAAACTTTTCCTAGTCACACGCGCCGAACCAAGCGACCCCGTGTAATCATACCGCCACTCTGCCGTATCAGCCTGCTCAACAATACGTCCATCGACAGACTCAGCTGAGGCTATCGTGACTAAAGTCTGGGCAGTCCAATTAAGGCCGAGAAAACGATATGACCACGAGGAGAGTATATCACCAATGTTGGTGAAATAATCAACGAGAAAGGAGCCTGGAATCAATTCCCACAAAGTGGGAACGAACTCGGTAGGATTCCATCCATACCGATGTACGTCGCTAAGGCCGCGACCAGATTGTGAATAAATACCATAGTATTTTGCTATGTAAGTATCAACACGCTGGACGCGACAAGTCACGGGTACTCCAACATAGGTCCCGGTGCCCGCATAAGGAGCAGTAGCTACTTCAGAGCTGCCTGTCCCGACCACCATTTGGTGGAGGGGCCAAACAGCCTTGCTTTTGTAGAACTGCTTAAATGCGTCATCGAGATCATGTACCGTCGGTTTCCAACCGTAGGCGTACTCCAAATACGTATCTGCAACGATCTTCCGCTTCGTAGCACGCGATGCTCTACGCGGGACCCTCGATCTGAGGGCCCCCAAGTAGTCACCGATGCCTTGGCGGAGAGACCGCGCAGGATTACGTACCATCGCAAACAACTTCGGAAGCTCACCAGCAACGACCATACCCTTAAAGGTACTTTCAATGCTGGCAAGATTCTGATAGAGGTTTGTGAGAGCTTGGTTCTTAGCACTGGTTAAGTTGGCCGCCACAAGCTTACTGCCTGAGACGTCAGACGGACTAACTGGTAAAAGCAGCCCGTGAGTCTTTAATGAGTAACCGTAAACGGTATTGTTGGGGTGATAGGTCGCGGTCAAGTCGGCAGAGCCGGCTTGAGTCTCGAACGTCACCTCCCCAGTACCTGACATTGCAGTCGTCGCGTTCGCACCATTCCGAATCAACTGACGGTAGTTCCGTTTGGTATCATCCTTGGTTACAGAGGCCTGCCATGTGTATGGCAAGGCTTGTACCCAGGTAGTACCAGGAGTACCGTTATTGTTGGTTTTCGTAGCGGTTTGACGAAACGTCTGTGAAAATGTCCTTACTGTTGTACTCATAAAGCGCTCCTCAGCCAATGTGGGAAACAATCCCCAATGTAGGGGGGACTGGAGAGTCCCCC